TCGTAAATCAGAAGTTGCTTATCAGTTAATGAAAGCTGGTAAAGAACTTAAACGTGATATGGAATACGCATTAGTGCGTAACCAAGCATCATCAGCAGGTGGTGCAGGTACAGCTAGATCATCAGCAGGTATCGAATCATGGATCGCAGGCAACAGCGTTAAAGCTACTGCAGCATCTACAGCTACAACTCCAGGTTTCTCATCTGGTACAGTTGCAGCTCCTACAGATGGTACAGCAGGTACTTTTGTTGAAGCAGATCTTAAGTCAGCATTAGAGGCAGCATGGATTGATGGTGGTGAACCAACAACTATCCTTATGTCATCTAAAAACAAAAAGCTATTCTCAGCATTTGCTGGTATCGCTGAAAAACGTCACATGGTAAATGGTACTTCAGAAGCTATCATTACTGCAGCTGCTGACGTTTATGTTTCTGACTACGGTAATCACACAGTTAAATTAGACAGATTCATGCGTGATAACGCTGTATTATGCTTAGACCCACAATACGTTGGTGTAGCATCATTACGTCCAATCACAAAAGAAGAACTAGCTAAAACTGGTGACTCTACTAAATACTTGATGACAGCAGAATACACATTAGTGGTTAATAACCCTGATGCTCATGCTAAAGTTCAAGGTGTTGGTGCTTAATCAACATTAATATATAATAGGGGGATAGCAATATCCCCTTATTTATTATGGCAATATTATTTGACAAAGATCCAATAACAGGTGTAACTCAATATTACGATTACGATCCTGTTAATGACATTCACATGATACACAATGTGCAAGACTTTGCCCCTCTGGTAGAAAAGTTAAAACAAGCACAGAATAATCCTGATGCTTGGGCAAAGGGTGTTAAAGAATCATGGGTACACTATGCTAGCATCCCACCAGTGATTGAGATGCAATTAAAACAAAAAGGCATAGACATTTATAATAAAGACCAAACAAAAGAATTACTCAAAGAAATAAATACAAACTATCCTTGGTTAAAGACAACAACTAAAAAGCATGGATAGAAAAGAATTACAAAGAATACAATTAGCAATACATGATTTAATTAATCAAGAAGATTACACAAATGCTCTTCCATTAATTAACACAGCTTTAGAACATTATCCTGATAATGATGCAACTCTAAACTTTATGGGTTACATTCATTTAATGGGTGACCAACCTGCATTAGCTTATCAATATTTCAGACGTGCATTACAAGAGAGTCCAGGCAATAAAGCATTATGGACTTCACTAGGACGTGCTTGTCATGAAATGGATAACTTTGAAGATGCAATAAAATACTTTCTTAAATCTGCGGAATTAGATCCATCCTACGCATTAGCATATAGCAATGCAGCTGCTAGTTTTGTACAGTTATCAGAATGGAAGAACGCAGAAGAAGTATGCAAGATTGCATTACAATCAGATCCTAATGATCGCAATGCACAAATGAATTTATCACACGCTTATCTTGCTCAAGGTAAATGGGAAGATGGTTGGAAAGCGTGGGGATTATCACTAGGTAGTAAGTTTAGAAAAGAATGGCACTATGGTGATGAATCTAGATGGGAAGGTCAAAAAGATAAAAACATTATTATTTATGGTGAACAAGGATTAGGTGATGAGATATTTTATGGTAACTGTATTAGCGATGCTATTGATATCAGTCGTCAAGTGTACATTGACTGCGACCCTAAACTTGAAGGACTCTTTAGAAGAAGTTTCCCAAAAGCACAGGTACACGGAACAAGATTAGAAGAACATCCTGAGTGGTTAGCAGATAAAACATTTGACCATCGTTGTGCAATCGGTGGATTACCAGAGTTCTTTAGATTAGACAGTAAAAAATTTAATCGTGAACCTTATCTAGTTGCAGATCCTGAACGTAGAACAATGTGGCGATCATTGTTTGATTCTTATGGTAAAAAAGTGATTGGAATTACTACACATGGTGGTAGTAAAAGAACTAATCAAAAAGGTCGCAAATTAACAAAAGATGATATACAATCATTATTGAGTCGTGATGACTTAATTTTAATTTCATTAGATTACGTAGTCGATGAGAAAATAGACGGGGTAAAGTATTTTCCATTTGCTACGCAATCATCTGATTATGATGATACTGCAGCACTTATTGCTGAATTAGATGCAGTTATTGGTGTGAATACCACAGCATTACACTGTTCAGCTGCATTAGGTGTCAAAACTATCTGTTTAGTACCTAAATGGCATCAATGGAGATATGCTCAACCTAGTATGCCTTGGTATCGTAGTATGACACTCAAGTATCAAGATAACAAAACATGGAAAGAAGTCATTGAGTCAGTTAATATCTGAAGAATATCGTGAAATGCAAGCAAAGTTGCATGAGAATCCTAATTATGGAATTGCATCAACATATTTTGCACCGATTGTAGACGATATCATTACACAGTTTAAGATAAAAGACTTATTAGATTATGGTGCTGGTAAATTAAGACTAAGAGATAGTATTAAATCGCAAGTCAACTATACTGCATACGAACCTAGTAACCCACTTTACTCAGAATCACCTGAACCATGCGAATTTGTAACTTGTATAGACGTTTTAGAACACATTGAACCTGAGTTACTTGATAACGTACTTGATGATCTACAAAGAGTTGTAATTAAATATGGCCTATTTACGATTCATACAGGCCCAGCAGTAAAAACACTTCCAGATGGCAGAAATGCACATCTTATACAACAACCTTATACCTGGTGGCAACCTAAAGTCAAAGAAAGATTTGAAATGGTTAGAGAAGTTGCTATGGATAACGGTTATATTGTATTCGTAAAACACAAATAAGGACAATAAATGGCATTTACCAATTACACTACATTCGTAGCGACTGTAGCTAATTATCTTGCGAGATCAGACTTAACATCTGTTATTCCAGACTTTGTTGAGTTAGCACAAGAACGTTTATCTCGTGATCTTAGAGTGCAAGAGATGTTAAAAGTATCTACTGCTAATACAGTTGCTGGTGATAAAAATATAGCATTTCCTGTAGACTTTTTAGAGTTAAGAGAAATACATATTGATGGCACACCAATGGTCAATTTAGAATATCAAACACCAGATAAATTTTTTAGAAATGGTAAAGCACACCAATCTGGAGTCCCAGTTTATTTTACTATGTTAGGTGCTGAGTTTCAATTTGCACCAGTTCCTGATGGAACAAGAACAGTACAAATACTCTATTATGCTAAACCTACCTTTATTGATGGATCAACAGCAAGCAATGTATTTTTAGCATATTTCCCTGATGCTTTACTCTATGCAACTCTAGCAGAAGCAGAACCATATTTAATGAATGATGAAAGAATTGCAATATGGGCCTCAATGTATGATAGAGCAATCGCAAATATCAGAGAAAACGATAAGGGAGCAACATTCTCTAGTGCAACATTAAACGTAACAACTTCATAAGGAAATATTATGGCAGAATTTAGTAATTTTTTAGAGAACGCATTAATTAATGCTACTTTAAGAGCAACAACATATACATCACCAGCAACAGTGTATGTATCTTTATACACAAGCGACCCAACAGATGCAGATTCTGGTACAGAAGTATCAGGTGGTTCATACGCAAGAGTAGCTGCAACTTTTGATGCACCATCTAATGGTGTTACTCAAAACAGTGCTGACATTACTTTCCCCACTGCCACCTCATCGTGGTCGACTGTCACCCATATAGGCATACATGATGCTTTAACCAGTGGAAACTTATTATTCCATACTGCGTTAGATACAGCAAAAAGTATTGATTCTGGTGACATCTTTAAAATCTCAACTGGAAACTTATCAGTAACCCTTGCATAAGGATAAATAATGGCATTAGTTGTTAAAGATAGAGTAAAAGAAACGACCACAACCACAGGGACTGGTACAGTTACTTTAGTTGGTGCAGAAACTGGTTATCAAACATTTGCTGCTATTGGTGATGGTAATACTACATTCTATGCAATAGAATTACCTGCAACAGATGAATGGGAAGTTGGTATTGGAACTTATACATCATCAGGAACAACTTTGTCTCGTGATACTGTATTAGAATCTAGCAATAGCGGAAGTCTAGTTAATTTTAGTTCTGGTGCAAAAAATGTGTATTGTACTTACCCAGCAGAAAAATCAATTTATGTTGGTAACTTACCAAGCAAAATTGTCATCACAAAGCGTGATACGACAACTGTAGATGTGTTATTAGCAAACGGATATTTGCCTGTATTGAATCGTTCAGGTACAACAATTAATGTAAGTGTAAATTAGGATAAATTATGGCATCAAAATACCCTTTAGTTCTTAATGGAACATCAATAGAAGAATTACAATCAGCAGATAATGTTGCAGGTTTAGTCATTGGTACAGACATTCAAGCCTACGATGCAGATACAGCAAAGTATGATGACACTACTGCAAACTTTACTGGCACATTACAAAATGGTGGTCATACTGTATTAACCAACGCATCAGACTATCTTGATTCAGCAGATATTGGTGTTAATGTACAAGCATACGACTCTACTATAGTAGTAGATGCAGATATAGGAGTAAGTGTACAAGCATATGATGCTGATACTGCTAAAACAGATGTAGCACAAACTTATACAGCATCTCAACGAGGCACTGTGACTACAGATAATGATTTATCATTTGACCAATCTGTAACCAACAACTTCTCATGCACACCTTCAGCAGGTGGAACATTAACCTTTACTAACCACACAGCAGGTCAGTCTGGTTATGTGTTATTAGATAACTCAAGTGGCTATGCCATCACAGCAGCAGCTACAACTAAAATTACTGCAAC